GGACCCGGTGGTCGTGTTGGGCATAGAGATGCTCTTCGTGACCGGCACAAGGCCTGTTCCGTGGGTCTGATGAGCGCCCTTTACAGCGTTCCAAATTGCTCGCCCGAAACCTACGGGCGCTGTCTTAGTAGCCATTCTAAATTCTCTCTTTCTCGACCTGTTTAGGTAGGGGGCCGAAGCCCCCTACCCTCAGGTGTGTTGCCTGCCAACGGCCTAAGCGGCTGACAGGCGAGTTTGTCAGATGACAATCGGGTTGTTGTAAACGAACACGTCCTGAACAGCGACCGTGGTGCCTGCGCTAACAGTCGCGCTGCCAACAAAGATTGCACGAACGCCCCGGATGTAGTTCGACTGCTGAACGTCAACCGTCAGATCGGTAACAACAGCAGTCGCAGCCAGGCTTGTGTCTGCGTGGTCACTGCAGAAAGTTCCAGACGCAGCGGCATCTACATTCTCGTCCGCAAGGTACAAGAATGCGGTGGGCGAACCAGCAGTAAGTGTCGTGCTCTGGGGATAGACCTTTGCTCTGCAATACCCCTGCACTACGACGGAAATATTGTCTCCGCTAGCAATGGTCGCAGAGTTGCAGTCAACAACCCCAGCAATAGGCACAAAGTCCTGTGTCTGAGCAGCGTCTGCTGCATTGAACTTGTAGGCGTGGAACGTCCCGTCGTTCTGAACCATCAGGGCCACAACGTCGGCGTCTGCCAAGCTCTCCTTAGCAACAGCTTCTACGGTCTTACGAACAGGGTTAGAAATTCCCATTTTACTGCTCCCTTCTAGGCGCTGTACGCGCCGCCAGCAAAGTTGAAGCAACCCTGCTCGCGGAGGTTGTTGACGGTAAGGATGCCGTGGAACTTGGTCTTGGAAATCCAAGCCCACTGCTCCTGCGCGAGGCGCCAGTCATCCATAAAGAAGTGAGCGTTGGGGTTAATCCAAAGCTTCATGTTGCCTAGGTTGGTCTGACCCTGGCTCTTGCCCTTAACGGGATCGAGCATTCCAGGCTCAAAGTTGTACCCAGCCGAGCCACTCGGAGTGCCGCCGGTCAGGTTCAACATGAAGCCTTCACCACTGTTCTCAGTGATGTTGTAGTCAGGGATAACCAGAGCACCCTTGAATCGGAGGCTAGTGAAGCCAGCGCTTCCCATGTCCTCGTCAACCAGAGCTCGCTCAGGGCCACACCACTCCTCGTAACCGTCGTAGACAGCCGGGTCGACCAGCATGACGTCGGGACGACGACCGAACTTAGCGCACTCTCGGTACAGCTTAGTCCAGGTCGGAATGCCCTGAGTCATGAAGCCACCAGCAATCTGCTGGAACTGGTTGTGGTGGTAGTCTGCATTCTTCAAGACGTTAGCTACTCGGGCTGGAGAGATCGCCTGGTTGGCAATCGTGTCGAACTCAATCATTCCGCGAAGGCCATCAATGTCGCCGCTCACACTCTTAGCGGTGTGAAGCTGCTCCTCGATGTAGTTACGCATCGTGATCGCGCACTGGGTAAGCTCCGCATCAAGGAGCTTGCCAATCTGGCGCTTTGCGTTTGCGTTCAGGTCAACCTTGTCGCAAGCGACAACGGACTGGCAGGAAATCTGGCCCCACTCGTCCCAAATGAACGGCTTGGCAAACTCGCTGTCAGCGGTGTTGAGAACCTGCGTACCCTGGTAGGTCTGCACGTTCGGGTTTTCGGCGTGTGCGAAGGGGATCCGCGCATGCGGAGCCGCCTCAAGATGAATCGCACCCTTCTTGTACATGAGATACAGAAGCGGCGACTGCTCGAGGATAAGCCATACAAGCTTCTCCCACGACGCACCCCACGTCAGCGTAAACGCCTTCGTGTAGTCGGAAAGTGTAGTTGAAAACGGAGCGCCCATTTTTTCCTCACATAGTTAGGGCTAGCCCAACCGGCCACCCAAATCTGCGTTTTGTCCCAGTACCGCATCTAGGATCTCATCCATCGACATTGTCGCGGTTGAGCCTACAGGCGATGAGGACGTTCCAGATTGAGCATTTGCCGGGGGAGCTGCTTCAGCCCTTCTCTTGGCATTGTTAATAAGCCGGCCCTCATTGACCGACCTAATGGCTCGCTCTCCCGCCAAAGACAAGGCTGCGCGATACGCATCCTCAGTCCCCGACGAGAGAAGACTGGTGATAGTTGGATCGTCAGAGTCCAAGATGTCACGCATCTTCCCGCGAACCCGGTCGTCCTTAAACTCCCGGTACTGGCCAGCCTTCATCTCCTCAAAAATAGAGTTGATTCGACTAGCCTCGCGATGTGGTGCGAACGTCTCTGCAACCGAGTGGACCTGACCCCTGAGTGCCTCGATCTCCTGCATCAAAGCAAGCTCGCGCTCCGAAGAGCCTCCGCCTGCTTTGAGTCGAGCGTCCATTACTTCAAGTAGCGCACCAAACCCGTCTCCGTTTTTTGCTCTTTCGGTGAACCGATTCCTCAGCTCATCAACGCTTACCTCAGTCTCCTGCGGTGCATTGTCGGCCCCATTCGGCCTTTGGTTTCCCTGCTGTGCCTGTAGGGCCAGGAAAGCCTGTTGGAGTTGGGCTTGCTGCTGCTGCAGCGCATTTCGGTCAGACTCAAGATCTCGCTTAAAATCAGCAAGCTCCTGGGTCTTTTTTGTAAGACCGGATTGCATCTCTCGATAAATGGCGAGGTTCTCAGGCTCTAGGTCAAGCGGGTTGCCAGACCAAAACGAACCAGAACCGTCTTCACCATCGCTCGAGCCATCGGTCTCTGTTGCTGCTACTTCGCCCTGAGAGTCGATCCCATCGGTGGCCGCCGAAAGGTTGTCGAGTTCTCCGGACTCCGCAGAAACTTCAGAGTTATCGTTGCCAAGCTCTGGATTCACGGAATCTCCATGCTGCGATTAAAGTGAAAGGTGATCCCGAACTAATCGCTCAAGTTCGGGCCTCTTGGTTGTATTAGGGACCTTAATCCCCAACGACTTAGCTTGGGACTTAAGCCCAACCCAAGTGTCTGCGACAATCGTATCCCCTGCACCTCCCTTGGTGTCAACGGCTACTTTATCGTTTTCAGTAGAGTTATCGGATGCTTTCGACTTTTCGGCCCAACGAGCTTCAATGTCTTTCTGGGTATACCTACGCACATGAGCAGTAGACTCTCGCTTTGCGTCCCTGCCCGCCTCAACAAGGCCGTGCTTTTTAAGAATAGCCTTGGCTTCAGACTTAGTTACCGTCTTGTTCACTAGCCCCTCTTCGGGAGCGTTTTCCCCAAACGTGTACTCGTCATTGTGGATAACTTGAGTCCTGACGTCGGCAATAAAGTCGTGCTCAAGCACTCCTTTGCGCTTGCAGCGACCACAACTAAGAAAGCGAAACCCTTGCTGGGTCTGGGCTAGAAAACCAGAAACAGTAAAACCCTGCTCCTGAACGTGTTCACATCTAATGCACTTAAGCGTGTAAATCGGCATCCTTCCTTACCTCCTGTTAAAAGATCGGCACACCAGGCGGCGGGCTAAACCCGCCCTGGCTTCCTGCGGGCATCGTTAGCGGCTCTCCTGTTGCCGGGTTAACCGCTGCTCCAGCAGCGATAGACTCTTCTGGTGCCATCTCCATACCACCACCTGGCGCAGCTTGGCCAACCGGGCCAGCCGCCTGAGATGCAGCAGCTCCAAACAACTGAGCAAAGCTATCTCGGAGCTCAGGGCTGTCCTGCTCCCAAAGCGCTAGGGCCTTGTTGTAGAAGACTGCGACCGCTTCTGGCGGGACCTGAGCAACAGTAAGGGCCTGAGCAGCAGACGCGAGGGCGTTCATAAACCCAATATAAGCTTGCCGTTCAGCCTCCGGACCAATGGGCTTCATGCTTCCTGCATGGACGCCGACATCGAACTCTCCTCGAATGTCGTTGCGATTGTAGGTAACAGGGTCATCCTCCCCGGTAATCCTAACCCACCGATCTGCATCGTAAAACTGCTGCATAACCTGCAAAGTCTTCCGAGCGATGGTCTGAACAAACTTCTCAAAAATCCGAAGCTTTGACTCCGAACGACCAGCGTGCATAGCAGCTCGGTACGAAACCTCAGTGGCCGACTTTGCCGAGCTCCGCCCGCCGCGCATAGCCTCGTCCCCCGCACCAACCTCATTAAGGACCCCGCGCAAAATGTTGTAGGTCCCGAGAAACTCCTGCGGAAAGGCAGGCATCACAAGGTTCCGAACATCCGCCGAGACGTTCTTGCTCTTTGCAGCAACCATCTGGGGCATCTTTGACGCTAAGGCTGCTTTAGCTTGCTTGTCGAAGATGCCGTCTTTGTACACAGTCTTGAGCGCCATGCTTGCCTCAAGGCCGTCTACCGCGCCATCAAGGAGCCTCTGGAGCTTCTCTGTAATAGGAAGCATCTTGTGAACCAGAGAAATTCCGTAGAACTGGTCGTTGACCTTCTCAAACCGCAGATCAACAAACGGGTAGCCCTCCATGTCTAGGGGAGACAAGGCGTGCTTTAAGACGGTTGGCCCAGTAGCGTCTTTGTTTGGCTGCTGGCACATCCAAAGAACCCGCATCTCTTTAACGCGACGGCGCTTCCTTTTTCCGTCAACCCGAACAATGCGGCTAGCCCAAGCGTGATACCAGACCTCGTAGACCTCAACGTGCTCGGCCTCTTCCTTGCTCCACACATTGCCAATCGAGCTCTCGTTCAACTCATCCAAGGACTTCACCTTGTCAGTC